TAATTCTGGTGGCACTAACCGTGGTTTTGTATTCAGAAATGCCTATGCAACCCCCCTATTTGCTATAAACATTGATAAAGTGCGTAGCAACGTCGGGATAGATATTACTGGAGCACTAACTATTACTACCACAGTAAAATATGGTGTCTCGTCTGCAGTGAGTGCAGCAGGAACAGTCCAAGGCGATGCAACTGTACTAACAACATCTCTTAATAACGTAACTACTGTCGCCGCCGGTACAGGAGTTATTCTACCTACGACCGCTGCCGGCTTACGAATCGTAGTCAGAAATGGCGGAGCAAACGCATTAAAGGTATATCCGACAGGATCTACAACTATTAACGCAGCTGGCGCCGGAGTGGCATTTTCTTTAGACGTAGGAGCTACTGTTGAATTTATTGCTCTAACAGCGACAAATTGGTACACCTTAAACGGAACTTACGCATAATTTGAATGCTGTTTTTCCTAACCGTTATCTACCCATATAAATATTAGTAACAAAGAGGGTAGGATGGAAGTAGGCGTTACTGGACCAGTAAAATTCAGTTTTCCGACAGAGGATATAGAACGACACGCAATGGCATTTTGGTGTGTTATGATCCCGCGGAAATTATTTGATGAAATTGGATTATTAGACGAGATCTTTAGCCCTGGTATGGGCGAAGATGGCGACTTTTGTATCCGAGCAGAACAAGCAGGTTACTCGTTAGTTCAAGTCCCAACAGACGAAAGCATTAAATTCGGTGACTCAATAAAACACTTTGATTTCCCTATTTCCCACGTTGGTAGCGGAACCTTTGGATGGATGGATAGCGGCGACATAATAGAGCGTAACAAGCAAATTTTAAATGAGAGATATGGAACTATGAACAAACCAGATTCGTTAGAGGTAGCGTATGAATGGTGCAAGATGCACGTAAGCGACATTAACGAGCATATTGAAACTATACGGCGATACGCAACAGGATGTCAACACATTACTGAATTCGGCACCAGAGGATGTGTATCAACTTATGCTCTTATGGCAGCTAAACCTAAGAAGCTCGTAACTTACGACATAGTAGTGCCGAGTGAAATATGGACAGCAGACACAATTGCTAAAGAGCATAGAATTGAGTTTGGCTTTATGGAGCGCAACACGATTCAAATTGAGCCCATTGAACAAACTGATCTACTTTTTATAGACACGTTACACACATACGAACAACTTAATAAAGAACTAGCGATTCATTCTACTCAAGTACGTAAGTATCTAATTTTTCACGACACCACGACGTTTGGCCATGTCGATGAATTTACTGGAGAAGAAAAAGGTCTATGGCCAGCAATACAAGAATTACTTGATCAGGGAGAATGGGAATTATTGCAGAAGTACGAAAACTGTAACGGATTAACAGTGTTGGGTAGAATACCGAGACTGCACAATCGCGACGGAGTCTTTTTACCTGGCGCATACGTAACCAATGAACCTAAGTATTTCGACGATACTAATAGCTCAGGCGGGTTCCAAGTAGAAGTGTATCAGAGAGCAGCAGAAATTTCCAAGGCCAATGGATACACTACGGTATTAGACTTAGGATGCGGCTCAGGGATTAATCTTATGCGTTACCTGGAAGAATTTGATACAACCGGAGTCGATCTAGAGGCTACATTGCCGCACCTGGCAAAAACGTACCCTACCAGAAGATGGGTCGGAATAGATTTAGAGAATCCTGGTAACCCGCCTGAGCAGTTATCTTATGATCTTATCATTTGCTCTGACGTTATCGAGCACCTCAAAAATCCTAGTCGGCTATTAGACTTTATCAAGCAGCTAGACTTTAATACAATCATTTTCTCTACTCCTGATCGTGAACTTATGGAGGCTCGAGGCTATCCGAGATTTGGTCCTCCGGAGAACCCTTGCCACGTTCGTGAATGGAACATGCACGAATTTAAACGATATATTGAGAATGCTGGATTTACAATTGATCGTCACGTTATTTCAAACGTACCACAAGCAACGCAAATGATAGAATGCTCTTACAAACGTCCTGAGATCTCCATTGTTATGCCAACGTACAATCACTTTGAAGATGCGTTCAAGCCTGGTATCGACGCATTACTAGCCTACACAGATATGAGCAACAAAGAAATAATAGTTGCTGCTAACGGGTGTAAAGAGGAAGATAAAACTAGAGCATACTTAGAAGAGCTTGGCGTCAAAGTTCGCTACGTATGGATGAAGGAGCCAGCCGGTTACATAGGCGCAGTAAACGCCGGCATCGAAGTAAGCGACGGCAAGTACATTGTGTTAATAGACAACGACTCCCACTTGTTGCCTCAAGAAGTTGATAGCTGGATAAACATTCTAAAGAAGCCATTTGATACCCAACCGTTAGTAGGAGCAACGAGTCCGTTTGCTAACGAATATCCAGACATGGGTCTAGTTCTTCATTCTGGTTGTACAATGTACAAGGCAGACCTGTTGCGTGAGATAGGCATGTTTGACGAGATTTATATGCCTGGATACCTAAGTGATTCAGATGTGTCAATGAAGATATGGAATGCTGGATACAAGTGCGTTGAGGTACCGGAAAAGAATGAGAATAAACGGTATGAGAATGGTGTGTTTTCAATTAATTTCCCAGTGTATCACTCTGGGCAAGTACAAACGATGGACAAGGTTACAGACGAACCAATCATCGCTAAGAATAGAAAAATTTTATACGAAAGATGGGGTAAGAAAAAAGTGAAATACAGCATTGTAATACCAACGTACAACCATTGTGACGATCTTCTTAAGCCATGTATAGAGAGCATCCTCGAGTTCACTGACATGGACAATGTCGAGGTAATCGTAGTAGCAAACGGATGCGTCGACAATACTAAAGAGTATGTCGAAAGCTTAGATCCAACTCACTTTAAACTAATCTGGATTGAAGAGCCAAGCGGGTACACTAAATCTACAAACGAAGGCATCAAGGTAGCCACTGGTGACTACGTGGTCTTGCTAAACAACGACACGCAGATTTTACCATCAGCTAAGAACGACTGGTTAAAAATATTAGAGGCACCGTTCGCAAAAAAAACGATGGGGATGACTGGTCCCCTGGAACTGTTTGACCGCTATGCGAATATGCCAGTCTTAATATTCTTCTGTGTAATGATAAAGAAAGAAGTAATAGACAAGATCGGGTTGCTCGATGAAATTTACAGCCCCGGCGGCGGAGAAGACATTGACTACACTGGCCGCGTAAGAGCAGCAGGATATGAAGCTATTTGTATAGATAAAACAACCTACAACGGACACACTAACGTCGGACTGTATCCGATGTGGCATAAAGATAACAGGACGTTCTCAGAGATCCCAGAATACACAAACTGGATCATCAAGCGCAACGGACACATTAATTGTAAAAAATACAACAAAGATATCAAGCTGAACCTCGGCGGCGGCGGGATTGACTATCCTGGCTATCTGTCAGTTGACTTATATGACAAGAGAGCGCATATTAAGATGGATATCACAAAGTTAGACTTTGATGATAACTCAGTAACTGAGATTTTAGCGTCGCATGTTTTTGAGCACCTTAACCCTTACCATTCCACAGACATCCTGCGAGAGTGGTTACGAGTATTAAAGCCCGGTGGCAAGATAATAATGGAAATGCCAGACATTGAAAAGCTGTGCGAGAAGTTCTTAAAGTCAGACACAGGTGGCAGGTATGGAGTGTTAAACGCAATCTACGGAAGTGTAAATACAACTAACGAAGGCGGCCCAGATAACATTACCAGCCCACATCTGTTTGGATGGTGGCCTCAGTCGTTATATGATCACATGTCGAACGCAGGGTTTGTAAACATAGTATTCATGGACGAGCAGATACCACACCCAGAAGCAAATTTCCGCGTAGAAGCGATTAAGCCAGGACTAACTGAGCTAACTAGGGCAGACTTAGAACAGCAAGACACACAACTCTGCTTTGAGATACTCGATCGAAAAGAATACGGAATCCTTCCGGAAGAGTTTGTTGGAAAAGACGTGTTAGATATTGGAGCAAACATTGGGGTATTTTCTTTTTATGCGACGAACGGTGGAGCCAATCGAGTAGTAGCAGTTGAAGCTAACCCGGTCATATACGGTACCTTAAACAGTAACGCCAAGAGAATGAAAAATGTAACTGCTATTAACGCCGCTGCCTGGTCAACAAACGACGATACAATTTCGATCCAGCATCACGGGGTTATGTCTCGTGTGGCCGAGATCGGTATGCCAGTAAAGACAATTACATTAGAAAAACTTAGTGAAGGATTTTCTGACGCAATACTAAAGTTAGATGTTGAAGGAAGCGAGTTTGAAGTCTTAAAATATGTTCAGCCAGAGACACTACGAAAGTTCCAAACAATACTGGTCGAGTTACACGGCGAATACGGTGACATAAGCACGATCAGAGCCATGTTTGACAACTGCGGATTCCGAAAAGTACATCAGTTCCAGTATTATAATGACGACGGTCTAATAGAAGTATATGTAGAGAGGTGGGCAAGAATATGAAAGAGCCAATCCTGTGTTCAATAAGCACACGCGGACGTTACGATACGACGCTGGCGTTAGCTATCCAGGCAGTTATAAATCAGTCGAAACCAGTTGACAAGCTAATCATCTACGACGATAATGATAATCCAAAAGACCTTCGAGAGATACAACATTATCAATACTTGTTTCAAATTTTAGATGCTAAGAAGATATTGTGGGAAGTAGTGTTTGCTGAAAGAAAAGGCCAGCATTATAATCATCAGAAGGCAAATCATGCCGGATACACCTGGGTTTGGAGAATTGACGACGACTGCGTTCCTGAGTATAATGTATTAGAAAATCTAATGATACACGCCACTCCTTCAGTAGGTGCTATCGGAGGCTCAATTTTAACACCTCCAGTTTTTCCTATTATCCATCCTGTAACAGGTCTGGTTGATAACATTTACGACGAGCCTAACATGCAATGGGATTACATTAAACAGGCAGTAAGAGTAGATCACCTTCATTGCTCGTTTGTGTATCGAGCCGGCATACACGATTACGACTTAACCCTGTCGAGAGTTGCTCACCGAGAAGAGACTTTGTTTACTTACGGGCTACGACAAAAAGGATATGAGATAATTGTAGTTCCGAACGCAGTTACTTGGCACTTAAAGAATAAAGAAGGTGGAATCAGAACTGGTACTGAAGAAATGTTTAACCATGACGAGAAGATATTCCAAAACTACATGCAGTTTAAAGATAAGACTATCGTAGTGTTAGACAACGGAATGGGCGACCACTTAGTGTTTAAGAAGGTGTTACCGGAGATTAAGAACCCTGTGTTATTTACATGCTATCCGGAGATTATCCCGGGGCGATCGATTCAGGAAGCAAGGGACCTGTTCGGAAATACAGACCAGTGGAATATCTACATGAAAATGGATAAATGGCATTGGACAGACTCCTTGGAAAAGGCGTTTAGAAAACTGTACCTGGAGAGAACATGATTATCATATCCCCTTATGCCAGACCACTGCGTAACGGAAAGCCACACCCCAAGGACTATCCATGCTGGAAAGAATTAATCCCGCTCATTGATGAACCTATTGTCCAAGTCGGCGTTCAAGGAGAAATTCAATTAGTGCCTGACTTTAGAACAAATCTATCTCTGACCGATTTAGCAAAGTTAGTAGGCGAATGTAAGACATGGATAGCAGTAGATTCTTTCTTCCAGCACTTCTGTTGGGACCTGGGCAAGAAAGGTATAGTCTTGTTTGGGCAAAGTAATCCAGAGATATTTGGTCACCCAGAAAATTTTAATCTGTTTAACAAGAGAGAAATCGGACCAGGGTGTTGGTTCCCGTACTTTAGAGAACAACAATTCTGGTTGTGGGAACAAGCAGAAGTTATCCCCGAGGCGTTTGTTAAACCTGAGGTAGTCTTAGAGCACCTGAAGAAGTTTCTCTAACGTAGCGATCTTATCAATCACTACTTTAAATTTAAACGTGCGCCACACGCCCGGATGTAGTGGCCGCGGATGTGCCGACAAAGGAACCCAACAGTAGCCACAGTGCTCTTCGTTAAGGATAGGAGCAAACTCGTCCTCTACTGGAATTAGATAAGTGTAATAAACAAAGCTGTGGTTGTCGCTTGTAAAGGTCTCAAGCGGAACAATTTTGTTGTATCTAAGGTCGGCTCTAAGCTCTTCTCGCATCTCACGATACAGAGCTTCTACTACACGCTCTCCCTCTTCAACTTTGCCTCCAGGTAGAGCCCACGACCCAGCGTATCTGCTTCCGTTACGCAGTAAGAATAGGTATCGATTTGTTGCTTTGCTGTAAATTAACGCGCCGCAAGACAGCTTTGGAGTTATGCTGTGAGCACCATTGTCCACTGCCCTGCCTCGTACTGCCCTTCCACGCTCTTCATCCAGGATTGTTCCACTGCTACCCATTTGTATTGTACTCCACTTCTCGCATTAGTTACATATTTAACGTCGGGCTCAGCGGCCGCAGCAAAATCTACAAACCACTTGTTACCATCATATTGAATAATGTCGTTAGCTTTTGCTATTAGATCACTATTGTCTGCTCCCCTCCAGGCAATTGCGCCTTCGGTATTAGTAGTAGATCCAATATCTTCTAAGATCAAGTATCTGGTACCAATTGCCGGGGTTAAGAAGTCTGCCACTGGTACGGCAAAAGGATTAACAATAGCATCGACTGCGGTTATAGTGTTTCCTGGGTTAGTGTCAATGATAGGGTTGTATAGTAGCCAAGCTGGATTAGTTGGGTGATAAGCTACTGTGCCGACAACAGTAGTGCCGTTTGGTTGATCCAGCCTAATCTCAGATACACCGTTTATCAATTTCTTACCATACATGTTAACTAGCGTTAGCCAATGGTATGTTTGCGGACCTTCAACGTCAATGTCGTCGTCAGTTTCGGTCACAATGTCTCCTGGGCGGTATAATTCTAACACACCGTTAGTTAAGATCACTCCATAGTTTAGAGGAGTAATGATTCTCTGTGCCATTAGTGTTTGCTGAGGGAAGTCGGCGATATCGTCGAGGAGTACACCATTGGCATCGTATATGCTTGCGATGATCTTGTGTATAACCCCAAGCTGTTTAACCTTAGCAGGTAAGGACAACCAAATTGGTAGTTCGAAAGTAAGAGTAGCAATATCCATTGCGTCGTCGATCGAAGAACCGGGCACTTGTCTTGACGACCAGCTGTGACTAATAAGGTAAATGGCACTTAGACTTGTCCAGTCAATGTAGTTGTCTGTGCTCTGTATTTCAAGAGCAGGGTTAAACAACGGCAGCATCTGCTCGAGTAGCTGTAGCTTCTGCTCAGTATTGCTTGTCCATATGTCAACCTTTAGCGTTAGCTTGTACGGAACAGGCATTAGTCGTTCTACAGTAAAGGCATCGCCTTGCGCATGACCCCAAGTCCCTTCGTTCCCGGGGGTAACAGGGTGCTCGTAGTCTCGCATACG